AAAAATCAAATATGGTTTATTGTAATTATTGCAATAAGCTTATTATTAATGTTTGTCGTTAAATCAAACTAACATGATAACAGAGAAAAATTCAGTTAAAAACAAAAGAGAGTTTGAAAAGCAGGGTATTACTTCTAATGAATATGCTAGAGTTCATTACCACATAAACAAGAATAACAAAAAAACTGGAAATTGTCTCCATTGTAAAAATGTAAAGATTACCGAGTGGGCTTTGATTAAAGGTATGAAATACACTACGGAAATATCTAATTATATGGAGCTTTGCGTATCGTGTCACAGAAAATACGACACTTCAGATTACCAAAGAAAAACAATGTCTAAAAATTCAAAGGATTATCATAAATCTAACCCCTTAGTGGTATCAAAAAGACAGACAGGGAAGTTTGGGTCTCTACATCAAACCTCAAAGAAAATTATCCAATTAGATATGAACGGTAACATTGTTAAGCATTGGGGAAGCACTTCTGAGGCATCACGTTTTTTGGGTATTTCAGCTAGTGGTATTGCTAATTGTTTAACTAAAATATCAAATAGCTCAGCTGGATATAAATGGATTTACGAAAAATAATTATGAAAGATTTAAAAGAGAAAGAAATTGAGGAAATTGCCGATAAAGAATTTGGTAAATATTGTAATTCATTTGGAAATGAAAGACAGGGGTTTATTAAAGGCTTCCAAAAATGCCAGGAACTAAACGAGACGAAGTGGATTAGTGTGGAAACTGAATTACCTCCACATGGAAGAAAAGTAAATTACTGTTGTTTAACAACACCATTTAACGGGACTAGGATCGATGTAAGCTATATTCATAATGGAGTTTGGCAAAATGAATGGGCTGAATTTATTACCCATTGGATGCCTTTACCAGAGAAACCATAGGTGGTGTATCATTATATTTTCTTATATTCACATTATGGAAAGTAAAAGAGCAGTAAATTTTGTAGATAACTCAGGTAAGCAATTTTCAAGTTGGTCGATAATCAACTATATCGAAACAAAAAATAAAAGACCTATATATTTATGCAGATGTGTTTGTGGTAAAGAAAAGAATAGCATTCTTAAAGATATTGTAAATGGCAGGTCAAAAAGCTGTGGTTGTCAAAATGTAAAAAACCATATCACACACGGGATGTCAAAAACAAAAGTTTATAATATTTGGCAGAATATTAAAAATAGATGCACAAATAAAAAATCTGGTAAATGGCATAGGTATGGAGGTAGAGGAATTTCAATGTGTGAAAATTGGTTTAACTCTTTCGATGAGTTCTTTAAAGATATGGGACATCCCCCGACAACAAAACATTCAATAGACAGAATAGACAATGACGGTAATTATGAACCAACAAATTGTAAATGGTCAACACAAAAGGAACAGTGTAATAACAGAGGTAGTAAACAACCTTTACCAACACCTCCTAGCAATGGTTAGATTTTTAGGCAATAATGGCGCTTTATACTTCTTAACTGATTCGGAATATAGAACGTTAAGTAACTTTGTAAGAAAGGAGAATAATGCTATTAAAAGCATTACCAACTACATACCAACAGCCGACCCATACCTAGACCGTTCATTCATCCTTGAACAGTTGGGTATATCTAAAGAACAGGATGAGATAAACCAAAAGGAATACTTAAAACCAGATACTTCAAAAGGTAATTTAATAAAAAGAGGTTAATAATGAGCAGTAGACACCATATAAAAAGAGTTCCTAAACACGAACTTAATCTTAGGAAACAAATTAAAATAATAAAAGATTTTCAGGAACAGACCAAGTGTAATGATATTTTATTAGAAAGAAGGTTTAATGGTTATCATTACAGATATGCATTAAGGAAATTTTTTGAGCAAAGAGACAATTAGGTTTTTAAAAAATAATTCGTAGATTTGGGTTTAAAACAGAGAGGTAACAGTGAACGACGAAAACTTAAAACCATTTGTTAAAGGTCAATCCGGAAACCCTAATGGAAGACCTCCAGGAGTTAGCAGATCCACAATAGCAAAACGTGTTCTTGAAATGCAAATGTCTTTGCCAGAGGATGTTTACGAAAAAATAAAGACTATTTATCCAGAGATTAAACAAAAAATGTCTGCTGAAGAAATTGCAACAATCGTTCAGATTATCAATGCTATTTCAAAAGGGGATACCAATGCTTATAAAGCAATAATGGATAGTGCTTATGGCGCACCTAAACAGGAAATAGAGGGAAGTTTTGAAAACAATACGCCTATTCAGGTTAATATCGTAAGGCCAAAAGAAGTCGATGAATAATGGATGCAACCATTGTTTATGAGCAGATTTGGGATGCTATCCATGAGTTTAATGAAGATGGATCGAGAAAATGGCGATATCTTGTTTTAGAAGGTAGCAGCAGGTCAAGTAAAACCCGTTCTTTAATCCAGGCTTTTTATCTTTACTGCAAGAGTAATAGAAAAAAACGCTGCTCAGTTTGGCGTGACACAGCTAAAGATTGCAGAGATACAGTTGGTAATGATATGGAAAAAATCTATCCAGATATGGAAGGATATTCTTCTGTAAAATACCATTCAACAAAATCAATTTATAGGTTTCATACGAAAAGCAATATTGAGATTTGCGGTACTGATGATGCTTTAAAAGTTCATGGTTATCAAGGCGATGTTGCATGGTTCAATGAGCCTTATAAAATCAGCCGTGATACTTTTGATCAGATTGATATGAGGTGTGAAGATTTCGTTGTATTAGATTGGAATCCAAAACAAGCTCACTTTATAGATGATATTAAAAAAGATCCACGATGCTTAGTTTTAAAATCAACCTTTAAAGATAATCCATTTTGCCCTCAAGAGCAAAAAATAAAGATACTAGGATATCAGCCGGTTATTCATTCTGACATTGTAGAGAATAAATTATTGACCGAAAGCGAAGCGAGACAGTACGACCTTATCGAAAACCCTTTAAACTTTACCGAAAGACAGATAAAAGAATTAGCAAGATGTAGGGCAAACGAAGCCAAAAGATCAGCTAATAGCTTTAATTGGCAGGTTTACGGCTTGGGTTTAAAAGCTGAAAAACCAAACCGAATATTTAGATTTAAAGAAATTGATTTGGAGAGATACCTTGAAATTAAAGGCCATGTACATTATGGTGTAGATTGGGGTGCTGTTGATCCATGGGGTATTCTGGAAAGCAAATACTATGACGGTGCTTTATATTTTAGGCAACTAAATTACCTTTCTGAAAACCAATGGAGGGATAAGCTTTCTTCAACCGAACAATCCATGATTGAAGCTGATGACGCTGGTAAGTTTGCAACTGAAAAAACTGGTATTGTAAAATATGTTTTCTCAAAATTCAATATTCCTTTTGATGCACCTATTGATTGCGATTATAATAGAACAACTAAGATTTTAGCTTTACGTGATTTGGGATGGGAGTATGCAGTAAGCGCATTAAAACCTGCTGGATCAATTATGGATGGTATTGATATCCTAAACGATATGGAGGTTTATTATACATCTGATAGCGTTGATTTAAAATATGAGCAAGAAAACTACTCAAGAAAGGTTGATCGCTCTGGTACTGTCCTGGATGAGCCAGAAGAAGATAATAACCACCTTTTAGATCCAGCAAGGTATATTGCTTTAAGATTAAGAGCAGAAGGCATAATAAAATCGTAAATATTATCAAATTTGTTACAATCAAAAATATATTGTTATCTTTAACCCCAATGAACTGGAAATCTTTAGTAGGTAACTTCTTTGGTACTAACAAATTCTTTTTTAAGGGTGAGGTTATAGACGGATTAATCCAGTTCAATAATTATGCTGCAACCAAAGAAAAGCTAGAAATAATCCTTAAGAACTTTGCATTACTTAGGGTTTTCTCTTTGCAATGTGATTTATTCTCAATGGCTAAATTCTACGTTGTAGATGTCGCTACTGGAGAATACATTTTAGATGATCCTTTCCTAAAATTTATCAAACAACCTAATCCATTTGAAACCCAATCCGATTGGATGTGGAGTTTTATGTTTAACCATATGATGGGCAATGGTAATGTTTGGGGAACTTCTAAAGTTATCGAAAACCCATTATTGCGGATGTATGTTTTGGATAACTGGAAAGTCGAAATTGACAGTTCTATTGATGATTTCGATAAGTTATTGGAAAGTGTTGCAGAGGTAAAAAACATTTTTGATAAAAGAATAACCTATCATTATAATGACGGGACTGTTAAGTCATTAAGAATTGGCGATGTTATTTCGGTAAAGGATCTTAACGTAGGTAATTCATGGTTTGGTTATGTTTCCCGTATCGATGCGCTTTACAAGGTCGTTTCAAATATTGAGGAAGCTTTGAACAGCGAGAATATAAATATTCGTTATGCAGGTAAGTTTGTTGTATCTGGTCAGGCTAAGTTTGAAGATACTACAAAAACGCCTATGCTCAACTCTGAAAAAGAGGATATCGAGAATAAAACTAATAACAATCAGCCGGTTCATGCGATGAAGTCGGCAATTGATATCAAAAGGTTTATTGATAGCGTTAAGGGTATTGGTCTTAGTGAAATTGAAAGTGTACAATTCAGTCGTATCGGCACTGTATTCGGTATTCCAGAAGAAATATTGAAAGCGTTTGCAGAAAAAGGATCTACATTTGAAAACCAGGAGAAAGCAAAAGGGGGTTATGTTGATTATGTTCTGGAGCCAAAGGGCGAAAAGCTATGTACAGGGCTGAACAACTATTTTGATTATAATAATAAGGGCAAAAAAATTATCCTTTCATGGGATCACCTTGCATTTATGCAGGTATTTGAAAAGGAAAAAGCAGAGATAAGCGATAAAAAAGCTTTGACAATGGAAAGGCTTTTAAAATTAAATGTACCTTTGGATGAAATAAACAGATTTTTAGATACTGATTTTACAGCAGCGAACTATGTGCAACCAACAAAAACAGTCGGAGCAACAGCTTAAACAGGCCAAGGTATCGACAAAAGACAAGAAAGCTAAAGAAGCTATCGAAAAAAAATTAGAGGATTTAGGCAAAGAAATTAAAAAATGATTTTAAAATCTATTTTAGGGGAACAGAAAGAGTTTGCTTCAAAAGAGCTGATGATTTCCTATATTAAGGAAAACTTAGACCAGATCATTGATTTCAAAAAATCTATCGAGCAAAAGTCTGTTGATAAGGGTTTGGCAGTTTCTTGCAAGACCTTAAATAAAATAAGGATGGAAGTAGCTGATAAAGCCGTTTCTGTCGATAAAGACTATTATTATATTGCCGTAAATACCACAAGAATATTAGATAGCCATGATGATTTGCATATCAATGGTATCTGGAACAAATCAGTTTCAGATCAACAGGGCAAAAACTATTTGGTTGATACCCATAGCCTAACAATCAGAGATACTATCGTAAGAAAAGAGCATATCGAAATGTTCGTAGCTAAAGTTACATTCGCTTCTTTGGGAATGCCATACGCTGGAAGCACACAGGTTTTGGTGTATAAGTTCAGAAAAGACAAGGTAATGAGCAAAGAGGCCAAAGAATGGCTAGAAAGCGGAGATGCAATACAGGCAAGCGTAAGGATGATGTACATATCAATTGATTTTGCACTTGACAGTAATGCTCCAGAAGATAAAAAAGCAAAAGATAATTATGATGCCTACAAAAATGAAATCGCAAATGCATCTGATTTTGAATATATTCCTTATTTCTTCATTATCAAAGAAGCTAAAAATTCAAGAGAAAGCAGTTTAGTTCCTTTTGGTAGTAATCCAATTACAGGAAACATAATTAAAAATATTGAGCCGTCAGCAGACACTCATGATAAAGTTGAGCCGTTGAAAAACACTCATAGCAAACAATTAAAAGAAATGTCTAACAAGTTAAAAAACTTAAAATGGTAAAAAGATTTATTTATCGTACTGCTGATGCTAATGGTGGCGGTGGTTCGAACGAAGAAGATGCTTTCAAAACCCTATCCGATAACGTAGATGTTATTGTTGAGAAGTTGGGCGAAGCAGCAAAACAGGAAGAGGTAACGGCATTAAAAGCTGATATTGAATCCCTAAAATCAGAGCTTTCTACAATGAAGGCATCTGATGTTGATGCTAAGTTAAAAGCGATCAACGAAAAGAATGAAGCATTGTTCAACCAATTGGTAGAGCTACAGGTTAAAGCAGCTGATGAAGCAGATAAAGCGAATCCAAAAGTAATCGGCGCTAGGCCGATGTACAAAATGGAGGATGTTAAAAATTTCACCGAAAAATCTTTGAAAAACAAAAGGGAAAACAACTTTTTGGAAATCGAAGAGGTAAAAGCGGCTGAAACATTTGGTATTCCACAAACTTTTGTAACAGGCGAGGGTGCTGATACTGCTGTTATGGCTTCTGGCTACATGCTTCTTCCAGGATTAATGGCTGCAAGGAGAAAAACCAATATCATGTTGGATTACTTCCCTATCAGAACTATCAACGTTCCATACCTTATCTATTTAGAAAAGGTTGAAATTGGCGATACAAATCCAACAAGTGGCGATCCGGGTGGTGCGGCATGGATTGAAAGCGGACAGGCTAAACCTAAGCGTTCATTCAGAATTAAAGCCGTTCGTGCTGATGCGAAGAAATTAGCTATTTTCGGTACCATCGAAGATTGTTTGCTTCAGGACATCCCTTCATTTGATAATTGGATCAAAACAGATTTCAAAGAGCAATTGGATGAAGTAGCTAATACTGGTTTATTACGTGGTAATCCTGCTGTAAACGCATTAGAGCCTTATGGTATCATTACAAACGCTTCGCAGTACGTTGTTACACCTGCTTTTGATGAAAAAGTAATTGCCGCAACATATATTGATGATATTATCGCTGCTGCTGCTTCAATGGTCACTACAAGCAAGTATATCGCTGGAATGGCGTTTGTTGCGTGGGATGTTTGGTATGCGATTATTTCGCTTAAATCAACAGATGAAAGATACATGAATAACTCTTTGGTTTACGTTTCAAATAACGCTGAACTTTGGATTGCAGGTGTTCATGTTATCGGTGTTGATGCTGATGATATTCCTTCTACACACCTTTTATTGGTGGCTGCCGATACTGGATTTAAAATGTTCAGATATGGTAACGCTGGTATTGAAACTGGTTTGAACGGTGAAGATTTCCGTGAAGATAAAACTTCTTACAGAGGTTGGAGACGTTATCTTACCTATTTCCCAAGCGATACAAGAGGATCTGTTATCTATGATACATGGACTAACATTGAGACCTTGATCGAAGTTCCAGTTATTTAATCATTTATCTTAAAATTAAATAAAGATGTCAGATATCAAACAGGCGTTAAGCCAAGACTCAGTTTTGCCAAAGGGTAGAATTGAGGATGCAAGAAACGTTGAGTTCTTGCAGGACTTCAAGAAGTTCAAAAAAGGGGAAAAAACAATCATGCACTTTAGCGGTGCTGATAAATTAGCTAAAAACTATCCGAAACATGTAAAGGTTACTGATTTGGATGAAAAAGCTGAAATGAAAAAAGCTAAAGAAGTTGCGGGGGTTACTGAATAATGAAAAGGCTAGTTTTAATTCTTGCATTGGTTCTCGGTATGACTGCCTTTACAAAAGCTCAGGATTTTCAGGGCCAGATCGGAACGGTTAACAAGGTAATGGCGAATGCTGCTGCCGATACGATTAACGTAACAATACCAAAAAGCAGAAGCGCAATTACTTTCCATTACCAGATCACTAAAAATAGTGGCACTGTAGCAGGAACAATTGTACTTCAGAGCAAACTTACTGGATTGTCTGGTGAAGTTTGGCACACATTGAACAGTTACACTATTACAGATGCAACTGCTGAAAATTGGCTAAACTTTACAAGTAATCAGGGTTACAATTATCGCGTCATTACAACTACTACCGGAACGCAGAATAGTACCCACAATAAGTACTTATTATACCGTCAATAAAATAAAAAGTTATGTCTATTGTAATACCTAGTGATTTCAAGGGAGAGAATACGATTGCACAAGTTCCTGCAAATGTTGGCGGAGTATCGACTACTGTCCAAGATTTCATCAATAAGTACGAGAAGAAATTTCTTTTGGAATTGCTGGGTGCTACATTGTATGCAGAGTTTATTGCTGGTTTGGCTTTGCCTGATATCGATCCGCTAAAAGCGAAATGGGTTGCCCTTCGTGACGAAACAGACCTAAAGCCGATGATAATTGATTACGTATATTATTACTACATGCTTAATCAGGCAACATCTACGGCAGGAATAGGCGAAGTAAAGGGAAAGACAGACAATGCAACTCCAGTAAACAATATGGCAAAAATGGTTAGAAGTTGGAACGAAATGGTTGGAATGGCTAGGCTGTTTGACCTTTCAACAACAGACTATCCAGATTGGAACAGGGTTTATTGGCGTCATTGGTGGTTCGGATGCGGTTGGCATATTTCAGAAATCTATCAGTTCAAGAATACTTTAGATTTTTAGTTATGACCTCACCAAATCCGATATACATTCAGGACATATTTGCAGAGATCGTTGCCAAGGTAAGCGCAGAAATGCTACCTACTTTACAGGCTTTGAATGCGGAGAAAGGCTATGAATTAACGGGTGTTCACTATCAGTACGGTACAGGTTACGAGATAATCGAAACATTGAACCAAATGAGCTTGAACGATACCAACGTTAACAAATACCCTTTAATCTGTCTGTTTCTTGATGTAAAAGAAGAATTTGGAACTGCTCCAGGTATCTACAGTAACATTCCGGAATTGAGGATTGCTATCTGTAACAGTACCGATAGTAATTTCAAGGCTTACCAAAGGGATGAGCTCAATTTCAAGCCGATATTGACACCGATTTATCAAAGTTTGCTTAGACAGATTTCGCTAACAAAGAATACTTTTGTCGGTGTTGGTAACCCTGAAAATTTAAGGCACGATGCTAAACGGAACTATTTTTGGGGACGTGAAGGCGTTTACGGTAAAGAAGGTGCGGTTTTCAATGATAAACTTGATGCAATAGAGATAACTTTCAGAAATTTAAAAATTAATTCATCATACTGCCCGCCTAGTGTTGTGGTAGTTTAAAAAATTATTAACATGAGCATTTTAAATACAACAATTTGCGATAATAATGGGGCAAACACAGGTTTTGGAGATTGCGCCATTGATCCAAAATTGCCACAGTTTATTATCCGTGTGCCAAAATCATTCGAGCTTACAGAGGCTAATATGGTAGATAGCGCAACGGTAATGGCAAAACTTGATGCAGCAACCAAAGCTGACCTTTTTGCTGATCGTATCTTTCCTTACCCTCAACAGGTTTTGGTTACTGATAACTCAACAGATACGACTTATCAAACATTGGGCGCAGGGTTTAACGTTCCAGTTAACGAGGGAATGTACGATTGGACCTTACAGTTTATCAAAGGCGGTAAATGCCTTAATGATAAGCTAAGAGCATTCAACAAAAGCGACAACGATTATTTCTTTGTTGTTGATGCAGATGGTCGTTTATTCGGTCGTAAAGTTGGCACATCTTTAAAAGGTATTCCGGCAAACTACATCTTCACTGATAAGCTTAAAATTGCAACTGACGCAACGATTACGGTTTACGCTTATCGCGTGAATTTCTTGCCAAACTATTTCAACGAAAATGGTGGTTCAATTCCATTGGACTTGGGAGAATTGCAAGAGTTATCAGGATTAAACAATATCATCCCATCATTGGTTGCGCCACGTGCTACAACTACTTTTGGATTTAGGGCCACAACAGGGTGTGGAGGTATCAATCTTTACGATCAGTATTCAACACAGTTGGCTGACCCTGCTTTGTACGAATTTATCCGTAGCGGTACTTCAATTGTTATCAGTTCGGTTACAGCGGTACCATCAACGAAGTCGTTTACCGTTGTTTTGGCGTCATCTGGAGCAGGCACATTTGGGGGTAGCACGGTAACATTACTTGATGCTGCTGGAGTTGTTGGTTTTGAAATCCAAGATATCTACGTTGCCTAATGAGCGTAGTAATCGGAAAGAACAGCTTTAACAAGGTTTGGGCTGTAGAAGTCGGAAAGGAAAATTTTGTTGAGCATTATTCTAAAGTGCCTGGTTTTGAAAACATAAATCTGTCAAAAGAGTTCGATAAGATTTCACCAACGATTAAGGTAGATTCAAAAAAGAAAAAATAGAATTTAGATCCCGTTAGAAATAGCGGGATTTATTTTTTTAATGTAATCAGTATAATCTTTACCCATTAATTTACATAGCACAAAAAAATCGTTAACGTAAATCTTTTGCGTTTCCTTTCTAAAATATCGGCTCATTGCCATTCGTTCAATCCCGATTTGTCTACCCAAATAAGCCAATGATTTTCCAGAGTAAACCGAAAATTTTCTAAAGTCAGAATAGAATAATTCCTGATCAAATAGGTTTTCAGTTTCCCTAATATTGAAAGTTAAACTAGGCTGTTTAAACCTTTTCTTTTTAGGCATTACAAATAATCAGAAAATGAAACGAAATAGCTATTGCTTTTAATCATCGGTATGATGTCCTTATCCTCTTTCGGAAAGAATAACCATGATGCCTGTAAATCATTTGAATAACCTAACCAAATGCTGGCGCAATCTTCAATGGTACATAACAAATCTTCTTCGATTAACAATTGCTTTTGCAGCCTAATCAAATCTAGTAAGTCTGATTTTGTATAGATATCATCATCTATTTTAGTTTGAAGGAAAATATCTAACTTTATCATTTGGTTTTTCTAAAATACATGTGCCAACAATCAAGATAAACAGTATAGCTACCATAGTTCTTTTTGATCAATCTAAAGTCGTTTAAAGTTTGTTTTCGTGATGTAATCATAATCGGTTAATATCTAACTTTAAATCCTTGAAGTTGGAAAGTACAATATCTCCATAAGGAATCCACGTATTATGAAAAATACGCATTCCACATATTTCGGTAAAACCTGTAATGTCATTGTCTGATAACCATTGAGTATGAAAATGTATTTTAGTAGGCTCTTCTTTCTTTTCTTCAATATACTTTGCCCTACATTGCATTACAAATTGAGTTAGTACATCAAGAAACTGCTCTTTTGATACCGTAAATTTACTTTCTTTTATTTGATTAATGGCAGCTACTATAGCATCCCAATTTGAAGGTTGATTACTCATAAGTCAAATTTATCGCCATGTTCTTTAATATACAATTGGGCTATCAATATATTTTGAGCTTGATGTATGGCTTTACAAAACTCATCATTATCGCAAACGTGTTTTTCGTTAACAGGTATCTTTTGGAACAAATTCCATGCTTCAGCTAATTTATGTAGCGCTTCTTTTTGCTTGCTCATAAATCAGTTGGTTTAACGTGTTCTATTGATTGGATATAATCTTTATCTATGGGTAAATAAAGAGTGTTTACTAAGTTAACTGGAGTTAAAATGCTTTTTAATTGCTTGATCTTATCACAAAAAATATATTCAGCCAAAATAGTACCATCAAAATTAATAATAACTTCTTCTATTTGTTTAAAATTAACTTTTATCATAATTCTATTAACTTAATGGTTAGATAATGTTCTTTTCTGGGAGATACAACACGATTAAAACTCATGTTGGTATAGTCTGTGCCTTGCTCCGTTATAGAAACATGACACTCGAAATTGCAATTGTTACTTTTATTAAAATCGGAAATTGTCTGTTTTATATTTAGCTCGATTATCTCCGCTAATGTTAATTGTCTACCTAAATCCATCATACCTCCAAATATTCAAAACTTCCAAGCAATTTATCTGCATGTTGTTTGAAACTAAACTTTGACCATTTGAGTATTAAGATACCATCTAGCCAAAGCTCATTCATAAGATCAAAATGAGGATATGTTTTTACCAATACCCTATTATAATCTATAAAATCAAATCCGTTTTTCTCCAGACAGTTCTTTAGCTTTATTTCAAGTTGCGTGTTGATATCCTCGCAGAAGTCGGATGTTAGTTGTTGCATGGTGCTAATCATTTTTATTAGTCATGTAAGCATCTAACCTTTGTTGAAACTTAGATTTTGCTGGAGGGTTAGGGGGGTTATCAAATTTAGGCAGGTTGTTACCTTCATCATCATTAAAAAGATCTACAGTTTCTTGTTTTGCAATAGCAACTATGGCTAAAATCCACAACAAAACTAAAAATACTATTACCAAAGTCCATTGCCATTCTCTAGCGTTGTAATAATCACAACCCAAAAGCATAATCAATGTTAATGGAATGGGATATTTTGACGGGAGGTTACTATGTTTAATTACTTTAAAATTCTTCATGTCCAAAAATAACCTTTTACCCTTTCGCTTGTATGTAACAAGTTTGCTATATTTGGTGATGGGCATCACAGACCTTTATAACGCTTTTAAATCCCTCGATATGGAGGGCGCAACGTTTACGGCTATTGATCAGACACGAAGCCAAGCCGTTCAACTTAATAAGGAGCAGTTATATTTTGAGGGAATTAAATCGGATGGTAACGATTTGAGGGAATATTCATCACGTAGTTATGCACTGTACAAAGCATCGTTAAACCCTTTCGTTGGTTATGGTCGTGCAGATTTCTTTGTCACCGGTTCATTTCAAGGGCACATGTTTGCCAAGTTGGAAGGTAATACCTTAGAATTTGGGTCAACCGACAGTAAAACTCCAAAATTGGAAGCAAGGGACGGGAAAAATATATTCGGATTAACTGAAAACAATAAATACAACTACGCTAACGAAGCAGTAAGACCAAAAGTTGTTGAATATCTGGAGCAGAAAACGGGACTTAAGGCAACGTAAAAAGCCAACTACAAATTAATGCAATTGGCTAATACTACTTGATCAATCTTGCTTTGACCCAATCCTCTCGTAGCTGATTATGTAAACAAGACAGGATTCGAACCTATTAACCAGACCACGACAGCCCGAAGTAGTGTAATTACGCTTACTCGTCTTTGGGATGCGAACCCTTATTCTACTTGCGTATAACCAATTCCGCCACTTGTTCAAATGATAGTCTTTCCTATCAGTCATTTGCATTTTTTCCTTAGCGCAGTCACCTATTGCAAATACAGCAACCACCTTCTTTGTGTATTGTAAAAGTAGGCAGCACAATCTTTCAGGTGCCGACCTACCAAATAATGTTATGATTGTATTTGTTTTTTAACATCATTCCAAAACTGAATATCTTTTGATACTTCATGTTCTTCATTGATTGTTAATTCCAAATGATCAGTTGTAATTTTTATAGCTTCAATAATACTATTTACAGTAACCAAAGATGCCTCAATTGCCGACTCATTCTCATCACATCTTTGCGCTGTTAAATGTGCTTCAAAAATATGTTTAGATTTTTCTTGTGAAGTCATAATTAAAATTAAATTTCTCACCCAAAAAGCGCAAAACTATTACTAAGTGTTGCGCTTGATAATGGTCTCTCCCATTTCTCCGAACTCAAATATACAACTACTATTTAAATTTTCTATATTTACACAAACTTGTTACAAATCATGGCCAAATTAGAATATTTAATTACCGACATCGTTTCGCCTTCAAAAGTAAAGGCAATAAAAAAGATTATGAAACTATTTAAAAAAGCTCATAAGATTGAACAAAAGCATTTAAAATGAATATCCTTTACCGTAAAACCTACGCCAACTGTTCTGAACTACCATTGCTAAACTTCATCAAGTGTTTGACTAAGGATGATTTGAGCCAATTGCTTTCGGATAAAGATGGATGGCGATTAAAACCAGATTTGCAAGCGGTTTGGGATGATATATTCATGGAGTACACCGAATTAAGCCAAGACCAACAGGGGACGCATATTTTCGAACTGATCAAAGAAATACAGGTCTTAAGGAATAAAATTAACCTAATTCAAGAATGTATCAACCTATTGAGCAGGGTTGAAGATGTTACTCCATTTAAGATTACGGTAGATACGTTAAAAAAGTTGGCTGGAGTATTTCTACCGTTTACCAATGAAACTATTGCTCAAGACTTGGTAACCACGGCCAACAAAGCGAAGTCGTACGTTATCCAATATGAAACCGTTTTGCAGGAATACCAATCGATTGCCAAGGTCGAA